CCGATCTACTGTTCCTGTTATAGTTATTTGTGCAGATTCTAGAAACTTATAATACTGTCTCAGAAAATCAACAAATATAGGGTGGTCAGCCTGAATATAATCAGGAACCTGACCATCAATCAGATTTGATACCTTGGTTGTTAGTTCTGATTCACCCATTTTTAATAACCTGCGCCTGATGGACTTACAGATGCAGAGGGTGCAACATAAGATGATCCACCGCTGTCATCTCCCACAGCAATACTATCAATTACTCCAGCTACAGTAGTGTTAATTAAATCAAGTTCTAGGATTTGATTTCTAAGCGAAACGATGTCACGAGAGTTTGGTACAACTATAATCCTAATGAGAGTAGAGGACTCACCATCAATGTCTGATATACCTGTTATGTTGATTTGACTAATCTTAACATAACCAGTGACATAGTTTACAGTGCCAATGGTTGGATTTGTATAAACTCGATCACCACCTAGAGCAACGTAGTAAGCTCTCACGTTACCATTACCATCATCATCAAAAAAGTGTTCTTCAGTTCTACCAAAGATATTGAATCCCGAAGAAGTTAAAATACCACCAAGTTCTTGATTATGACCAGCATGAGGATTAAACAATGCATTGTTAAAAAACAAATTATAGTCTCTGGCACTGCTCAAAGTAGGTGAAAAATATTTCGCAAGTCTTGGGACAGCAGAACTACCAGTTATGGATGCATCTGTATCATCAATCGCTCTTAACAAAGAGGAGTTTCGTATCACGGCATCAAACTTTGAAAGTTCTGTTGTATTGTATGTTGTAAGTGTCGATGTAACCTCAGTTTCTAAAGTGTCTTTTGTTTTAGTTGTTAGATTAGAATCAAACTTAAAGTTCACTGTAAGAAAGACATCTGTATAGTCTGGATCTACAATGACAGGTGTAATCGACGCAACCTTAAACGGTTCTAAAGCTTGTATCAAAGAATTTTTTTCTTCTAGACTGAGATTTGTTCCTTGAGTATTACTTACAGAAATGAACACTCTACCATACTCTGGTGTGCTTATAACACCGAGACTAGGATCGAAAGAACCGTTTTCTCCACCAAACACTTGAACATTTTCAGCATTAGCATAAAGTTTTTTCACAAAGACCTTATAATCATCTGTAGTAACACAACGTCCCTGTGCGGCATAGTCAAGAGGAGCCGAGAGTTTGATAGACTGAATACTTTCTGCTGGCAATCCACCATTTGCATTCTCAATGGTAACCGTATCAATATCAGTAACTGTATTGATTGCACCAGAGGCAGTAAAAGAGAAAGCACCGTTTGCTTCATCAATGTTAGTGACAACGTATTGAAGAATAACTATGTTACCATCGGACAGAGCCTTACTTACAACACCATCACCAAAGTATACTTCAAACCTACCATCGTCTATTTCTTGCAGATAGTAAACAGCACTCGTTCCTGTCAACTGCGTAACGTCTGTTGCTTTTGTATATGCTTCGGTAGTGCTATCAGTTGAAGAATTTTGCACCTTAACAGTAAGAGTAGATGTATCTGCTAAATTGCTTGTCAATATAAATTTTTGATTAACATTAGTGCTATCAACTGTGTATCTTGTTGTTACATACGTGCCCTCATAAATTGGCACATCTGAAAACAGAAGGCCGGATCCAACTTGAGAAGCAGTAAAATCAGATACAGTGACAAACTGATAATTGACATTATCAATTTTAGTGGTAAACACTTGACCAGCGTTCATAGTTGCTGTGGCGAGTGATCGATCATTAAGAAAAACATTCACTCTAGCCTTTGGAGAACGAACTGATCTGACTTCATATCCTAGAGTCTTGGCATGAGACACCACACTTGAACGTAAGGCGGCACTATCAATGAACATCTCATTGGCAACCATATTGGCATGGAAACTTAAATAGTGAGTATTATATGCGAGCACATCTAACAATGAGCTCATACCGGAACCTTCAAAATCATAATCAAGAAATTGATCTTGATTCTTCAAAAAAGTTTTGAGATTGCTTTTGATTGCGTCAAAATCAAGTTCAGAAATATCTAATTTTTGGTTGTTTGCCATTACCTTAATGCCTCCAATAGCACATCTAATTGAACTATTTCGCCTGGAGCATTTATCACTTCAAAGGTTACTGTTATATCATATGCGTTAGCATCTATGTTATCAATAACATCAATACCCAACAACAATGCTCTAGGCTCATAGTTGTTGATGACATCTTCCACAGATTGTGCCAACGCAATTGCAGTCAATGGACTAACAATTTCAAACAACAAGTCTCTGACACCAGAACCAATCTCAGGATGAAAAGGTTTTTCATAGAAGTTGGTTAAAATTAAATTGCGAACTGATCTCTTGACTGCTGTGACATTTGTAAGAACATTGACATCACTATCTCTTGACCGCCGTGTAAAGAACAGGTCTAAGTCTCTATATGTCTTAACATTTAGAGTTGATTCATTTTGTCTTTCTGCATCTCTAAGTGCTGTAAGTTCTTTAAATGAACCTGTTCTTTCTATTGTGGCCACAAAACACTCCGTTATTTTTATTATTTATAAGGAATCATTGGATAGTATATATTTCCTTTACTGGTCTATACTCATAATTATCAGAGTCCACAACAATGACCTCTGATATAACAGCGTTGATATTTTCTTTCCAGTAATTTAAAAACTGATGCACTCTCGGATATTCAGGAACAATATCCTCTGTTTGCCAAACAAATTCTTGCAAGATATTTGTATATTCTGGTAAATAATAAAACACATCAATCGTGACTATACTTTTTTTGTAGAGAAGAATCATGGATTTAAATTTATCCTATTGATAGAGGTTGGCGTTTGATCACCTGAATGAAGATTGAGTATAGTTCCAGCGGTTATATCTGTCGTTGTAGTAGAACGAGCGTCAATGTTACTCGCTGCCTTCAATGAAATAGTTCCTTCGCTACTGTCGTTAGTGTTGATAGCAACATTCTTCATAGCCGACAACAAGATATTTCCTGTGGTTGATATAAGTGAAAGTCCTTCTGTAACACCAAGCGTATCCTTACCGTTTATGATACTTGTTCTATTCTTATCAACCACTAAGTCATAGTCTTCTGTAACGTGTAATTTATAGTCTTCGTTAATCTGTGCAGAATAGTTGCCTCGTATTTCTACCTCATAATTACCACCGCCGCCTTTGGCACCAATCTTTGTGTATCTACTACCATGAATCTTTTCATAGTAATCGCCTTCAACCTCTAAAATATAATCGCCTTTTACTAATTGACGAACATTGCCGTTAACAGTAAGGTTCAGAGCATCCTCTCTACTGGCTCTACCTCCTGCTCCAATGAATATATTTTTTTGTCCAGCAATGATTTCATATCCATCGCCTATAATTCTTACTCTTTTGTCACCATTTGGTAAATACTCATCAAGTGTTCCTATCTTATGTTGAGTGAGCAATCTCTCACCGCCAAGAGTATCATCCACAACTCTAAGGTGCCCGGCCTCACTTTTTTCAACGTGAACATAAGGATACTGAGCACTTACATAAGTTTCATCATTAGGATCAACACCAGCATAATGTGGCTCATTCATTCGCAATTGTTCAGGATCTTCTGGTGTACCGGAAACCTTTGGATCGTCTGATACAGATGATAAGTTTGGTTTAGTCGCTACAGGTATACCAGTTCCATTTTCTTTTCTGTGTTCTAATGACCTGGCTCTTTTAGTGCTAGGTTCAAGTTCCTGACCTTGAGTTCCATCAGGTAAAGTGCCCTTTGAACCTTCAGGTGTGCCTTGGTCTGAATGCCCGCCTTCTCCTACGGTTGTAGGGTTTGGTCCGCGATAGGTGAATGTATCTGCCATAGTATTTCTCTTTTATATAATCCCTTTCTTCAACCCTGTCAGGCCCTGATCTATTTGTGGTTGAAGTTTACCAATGGCACCTTCTAGAAGTTTACTTGCATCACCCAAACCAGAAAGAGCACTCAAGTCTAAAGGAGTTTTCTGACCAGCAGAAAACAGACCTTTGAGTTCTACAGGAATATTGTTTATTTGCTCCTGAACATTTTTTCTTAGATTAGGATCGTTTTCAGATAACGCCTGGGAGAATTTCAATATTTCTCCATCAACAGATTTCATTTGGTCTGTAACTTGACTCATCACTTTATCCAAATCTTTGGGTATATCAAGTTTTGAAAGTTGTTCTGTTGCATCTGAAAGTTCTATTTTAACTTTCTTAGCAAGATCATCAAAAACAATTTTTCCTTTACCATTCCCAGCAGGAAATGCTGCAATATTGTTTTCTAGTTTCTTGGTTATCAATGTTATGTTAGGATTCAATGTTAATTCTGTGGCCTCTTCTTGTATGGAATCAACAGCGGCCAAAAGAGATTTCTTTGCCTTTTCAACAATATCACCATTAGGCAACACTTGAAGATTTGGAACAACCTTGGATATCATATCAGTTATATCGCCACCACCTTTACCAACTAAACCGCTCAGTTTGTTTTTAAGTCCTTCTAGTTGGCCAACTTGAGAAGTAAGGTTGTTCTTCAAACTTTTTAATGCCTCTTTGTTTATTGATGGGATTTCTATATTATCTAAAAAATTTGTACTAGCTTCAAGATTAAAAACAAATTCTGTCATCTCTCCACCGTAATGTTCAAAGTCTTCTTCGTTATCAGGAGCTGGAAGATTAAAAATCTCTGCTATGGGTTCAATAACTTCGCTTGTTGGTTTACCCAGATTCTCTACCTTTGATTTCATATTATCAATCAAAGTATCCATATCACCCAATTGTGTTAACACATCAGGGTTTGCAGCAAATGTCAAAGTATCAACTAGATTATCTAAGTCTAATCCTTTGTCAGTTAGTGCAGATCCAAAAGTATCCTTTATGGACGACAATTGCGATGCAACATCTGACCCACCGAGTTTACCGGAAAGCAATTCACCAAGTTGGTCTTGCAAATTTATGTTAGGTAGTTCTGGTATTTGTGGAATGGCTTTGCGAAGTTGCCCGAGCACTTCAACAGATTTACTCTCCATTAATGGAGCAAGAGTAGCCGCACTGGTTGTTAGTCCGCCAAGTGACTGATTAATCACGTCATCAAATTTTTGTTTTGTTAAATTGATTTCGCCAGAAAGTTCTTTTGCGATATCCGGCATATCTGCAAGACTTGTTGGTATAGATAAACCTTCAAGACCTTTTGCCGCACTTTGTAAACTTTTTGCAACCTGATCGACTGCAACATCATTGAGAAGTGGCGTAACTGGCGCCGCCTGGCCTAGTTTTATTATTGTTTCCCCGAGAGCATTTAATTCTAAATCAAAATCGGGAACAGTTACTTTACCTGCATCTGCCATTTTATTTACTCTATCCCTTATGCCTTAACTGGTCTTATAACTTTAAGAAGTTTACGGCCAGTCCTGTTAGGATTTCTGCCATTTCTATCTATTTTTAATTGCCCACGGCCAGCATTACCATTGGTCAATTTAATCTTACCGTTATTGGTACTATGATAAAAACCAACATGGCCAGTGCTGATGCCAGGCCTTTCAAATACCATAATATCATTTTTATTTAATTTATCATAGGGTATCTCGCCTGTGCCATCCCATATAACTTCGCCTGGATAATTTTCATAAGCTCTAGCATCTAATCTATTTCCTTTTAACGGCACCATACCGGCACACTGTAAAGCATGAGTAACAAACGCTGCACACCAATGCGTGCCTTCACCTGTTCTGCCTTTGAACCCAATTTGATTAAACATGCTACGAAGTCTACCGTTGTGAGTTGTAGCGTTCTTGCCGCCGGGATGTTCTTTCATGCCTGGCCATGATTGCGTGTTCGGATCATACGGACCATATATACCTTTATTATATAAACAATCTTCTATATCTTCTCCCACAACTTCAGGAATAGAGTCTACATCGTCTATTGGTAATAATGATACACGATAATCAGTTGATGCGCCTGGTGCATCACGTCCAGCAAAACAACCTAAAATAACAGGATGCTGTTTATCATGCGCATCAATAAAGAAACCAAACACTGTGGTTCCTTCTAAAAGATTTGGGTTTGTTCCGACACCGCTAATGCCAGGGGATGTTATTGGATGTAGCACAGTCGCCCACGGTAAATCCTCAGTGGGCAACTGATTTCTATCTTGAGTATGATAACCTATGCAGCGAACCTTGACTCTACCCAATCGTAAAGGATCGGGAATTGTTGTTGCACCATCGGAAACTTGGACTTGCTCAGTTCCAATTAGTTCACTATCCTCATCGTATACAGATCGTGTTACAGTTCTTGTTCCTGCATCATATGTTAATACACGAGCTTCTACTTGGCCAACAAACCAGCAAAAACCATCAAGTCCAGCAAAGTTTGAAACATCTTGAAGTTTCACAATTACAAACACTCCTATTATTGAAGTATTTATAAGTGAACTACAACCTGTTGACGTTGCCCCTGTTGCCGTAGACAGAACGCCATTGGCCTAATCCGCGATTCTCTAGTGTCTGAATATGTGAGAAGGGATTTATTGTGAGGTTACCAGCAATGACAATTCTATCATCACCGATATGTGCGGGAACCGAATGATTGACCCAGCCAGGAAACATAACCATCATACCTGTCTTTGGCATAACTCGCAAAGGTTTCTCAGCCTTGTCAAAGTTCAATGGTGCCGAACCTTCAGGGCAGTTCACGTAGTAAACGAAACTCCAAAGATGCGGCCAATGATTATGCATTATTGTATAATCACCATCTTTGTATATGGCACCCCAACAATCATAAGCAATCATATCTAATTGGTGTGGATTGTTCTCTGTTGCAATATCAATTGCTCTATTGCAAACCCACTGAAAACCTTTAGAGTTATCATGCATGAACCAATCAGTCATATGTGCTTTGACATTGGTTTTCTTGTGTTGAGTATCACCGTATTCGCGAATCTGTCTTTCAAGATTCTCATTTAATGTTAAGTCCTGATCAGGAATTTCTTTTGAAGCCAAAGGCATCAAGTCCACACTGATAACAGGAAACTTTTCTATAAAATTTTTTGAGAGCGGTGTTCTCTCAAACATCGATGATGGCTTGTTCTTTCTCTCCAATGTCTTCGCAAGATTTGACAAACTGCTCATGATCTTTCATTTTCCTTTCAACATTATTCATATAATATCTCAACAAGAAATTAACATCATCTATAATTTCTTGTTGCATATCACATCTCTTCTCTAAGGTTTCTATTTTTTCTTCTAGACTAAGACAATACTCTAGCGAAAAATTCATAATCAAGTTCTTCTCAATATAGTAATACTGCCCTGTCGATACTTATGTGGTTCAATTATATCTAACCGCTGTATATGTGGATTGCTTTCTAGAAACTTTGATATAGTCTCGCCGTTCTTGTTTTCTTTGCCTTTGAAAAAAGTAAAGTGAACGATAAAATACTCTTTGACCATATCAAAATAATTGTCAAGAAAGAATTGCAATTCGATTGGGCCGCCGCAATCAAACCAACACATATCAAATTCAGAGTAAGTGCTTTTTACCTGAGACATGATATCTGGATTCATGAAGTCGCCTTCAATGAAGTCAACCGTGTTTGTTGCATTGTCAGTAATCAACTTTCGTCTATTGTCTGCTCTAGTCTCATCCGTTTCTAGACTTTGATCATCAATTACAACCAATCGTGGATCGTATTCTGTTTTCATGAATTCAGGATCGCAATTACCATCCCAATGCAATTCAAAATTATTCTTTAGTCCTTCCATGAGAAAAGGCGTGGTATAACCAAACCCAATCTCTAATACCTTTTGTGGTCTGGCCATTTCCATCAACCCAATTAGAAACGGACCAACTTTTTCTGTGCCATACCCTGGCGTATACCATTCTTTATGTTTCATTATAAGTTTTTAAAAATCTCTCTGTCAATACATCCTGCATTCTATATGCTTGTGTTTCCCATGGTTGCTTATCATATTCAGTCTTTGCATAATTTCTATACTTTTTATCTTTACATTTCCAGTATTGAAGAGAACGGCCAATTTGCACTAACGATTTAGTTGCATACTGCATAACGTGTACCATCTCATGACAAATAGTCGCAACAAATGCATGTACACCATCATCAACATTTTCTATGATACCATCTCGTGAAAGCCTGCTGTCTATTTCAATTTCATAACTTTTGTTTTCGTAACCTTCCACACACCAACCGTATGCGCCATCCTTCTTAAGTATGTTTTTAAGTTTACAAATTATGAGTAGGTTACGATGGCGAGGCAATAACTCTTTGATACAAAAATTAATTACATTTTCAGCAAGAATCCTGTCTCGTTTTATGCCGCCAGATATGTCTAGAATAATCAACGTATTGCCAACCAACAACAAATCGCAATAACAAGAATATAAATTATTTCTATAACCATAACCACTCCAGTTGCAAATATGGAACGCATTCCTGCTGGAAAATAAAAAAGAAGATCTTCTAAATTTTTCATTTACAAATTATTTATTCTGCAATACATCGTTGTAAATTGGCACGCTCGGTAGGATTCGAACCTACGACCCACAGCTTAGAAGGCTGTTGCTCTATCCATCTGAGCTACGAACGCATTTATGTTTAGTCTTACGAGTGTATTTTGTTTTATCACGAACCACTCGCATACGAAACGGTCCACTCGGATCCCGAACAATTCGTTTAAGTTTTGATTGTCTCTTTCTCAAGAGCTGAAATGAATTCACCAAACTACTCCCATTAGAAAAAATACCGATATAATAATAAACAAAGGAAGAAAAAGTCCGTTAAACAGTTTTTTCATATGTACCATCCGGCCATATTATTAGAGTTTCAACTGAGTGTTTTCTAGCATAGTCATGAGTATACCATGTGCCGCCGTTGCTAGACCATTCACTTTGCCACGGAACCACAATAAGAAGATTCACACTATCGACTATGTTCCTATTTCTTTTAAAGTGAGAAAATTTTTCTCTACACTCGTCATAAGGAACACAGGCTCTTAATTCATCCT